TCCGCTAGGCGATGTAACAGGGTAAAGGTCACGCGGTAAAGTAGGCATTATCTACGTCTCTGCACTGTGAGTGATGATTGCATAGAGCGTGACGTTTTACTGTTTGGGTCGCGCATCTCTGCCGCTATTAAATCACGCGCTTGCTGGATAATCAAAATACGTTCGCCATCGGGCATTGTTTTTTCTTCTACGCTATCAATACGGCCTGTTGTTTGATTAACAATCGTTATCTTAGAATCATTTCCACCTAATTTATGATTAGGTGTTACATGACCACTACCACCCATTGTAATGACTTCCGCGCCACGCTCACCAACAAGATAGCTACGACCTGATTGAACGTTGCCGCCCATTGCGCGTGCGCCTGATATTTGTTGGCTTTGAATCGCTGCAATCTGTACCGCGCCTGCCACGCCTGCTGTTGCTGCTAATGCCAAACCTAATGGGTACGGTTGCACTGCTAAGGCATTTGTGATTGCAGTGGCGGTATTTACAAATGCCTGAGCCAATGCAGCCGCTTTGCCAATCTCAAATAGTTTCCTGTTTTCGGACTGCATCAATGTAGCGATATTACCAAAACCTTGAGACAGTACGCCTAGTTTTTGAGCCTCTAGCTGTCTTTTTTCGTTAATGACTTGGCGGTCGTTTTTTTGAGTTAGCTCTCTAGCCTCATCTTTTGATATTTTTTCACGCGCTAAAGCCTCATCAATAATGGCTTGTCTTGCGCGATAGCCTGCGGCGATTATTTCGTTTTCAGTGGCGTATTGTGCGCGTAAAGCGTCAAGCTCTTGCGCCTCACCCGCCATAAAGCTATCAACTTCTTGCTGTTGTGCAGATAAGTCTTTTTCAGCTTGTAGAGCGTCTATCTTTTGCGCTTGAACACGTAACAGTTCTTTTTCTTGTGGTAATAACTTACTTAATTCTGTGTTTTTAAGAGCAAAGTTAATCTTAGCGAGTTCTGTTTCTTGTCCCCATAAATCAATGCGCTCTTTTTGACCAAGTGCCATGCTTTCGTAATTAGACTGCAATGACTTGGCGGCATTTTTCGCATCTTCTGCCGCTTTTTTAGCGAGTTTGTCATTCTCAATTTTTGCTTTTTGAGCGTCTAATAACGACTTAGCTCCGCCTTGTTCAACCTGCGGATTATTCAATAAATCGGTAGTCGTGCGGTCAAATATCGCCGCATCAATAGTAGATTGTAATTCTTGCTTTTGTTTTAATAGTCGAGATAATTCGTTATCCAGTGTTGTTTTTATGGATTCGTTGCTACTCATTGCCGACGAACGGATGTTATTCATCGTGTCGTCAATGAGTGATTGCACTGTTGACAGTCTATCTGTTAACGCCTGTAGGTCATCATCAGCTAAAGAAGATACTTTATTTTTAGCCTTTTCAATCGCGTCTTTCGCCTTATTGCCTGCTGTTTCTGCATTATCACCGAAAACAAACCAAGCTGTAGCAGCCAACCCCAATGCTAAAGTTATCGCACCGATAGTGCCGCCCAAACCCGCTAAAACGCCTGTGGCTATCCGACTTGTCGCTGCCGCTTGCGTTTGTGCAATCGCTAACGCTTCTTGCGCGGCTGTTTGTGCTAATGTCGCTGTGGTGTTTGCAGCCGATGCTGTTGTTGCTCGCGCAATGGCCGCTGCCTCTGCTGTAGATGTGGTAATAACTGCTCTTTGGGATAATGCGACCGCATCTGTAGCCATTGCGAGTGCTATGTTTGCGGCTGCTGCGTTTGCCGTGCCAGTTGCCAATGCGGCATTCATCCGCGCTAGTTCTAAATCAGCAACTAACAAATTGTGCGATGCAAGTGTTGCTACGGCTGTTGTTCGCGCTCTGTCTAGCAGCACCATGTCTAACGCTAATTCGCCTTGTGTGCGTCTTGCTGTAGCAATAGTTGCTTGTAACTGAGCTTGCATTTCTGCAAGTGTTGCGTTTCGTAGTGCTTGCTGTGCTACTGCCTCTTTTAAAGTGGCTGCTGTGGCAGTTGCCATTCCTGAAACGAATTGTGAGAATTTAAGCCCAACATATAACTGGCCTGCAACATACGCATAATGCAGAGCCGTGGTTATTGAATCCGCGCTTTCTTTGACATTTGATTCATCTAATGCGCCCGACATTTTCGACAAAATACTGACAAACTCTTTGCTAATGCCTGTCGCTTCGTTCATTTGACCGACAAAAACTATTGCACTATTTTTTAAGCCGACAAATCCTTGCGAAATAGTCGATTCTGTTTTATTGAATGCGGTATCAACAGCTAACGACTGCTCTTTGAGTGCCTGAATTAGAATATCGGCAGTCAACATACCTTCGTGTGCAAGTTTTCTTAATTCGCCTTTTGGCACTTGCAACGCTCTAGCAAATGCCTCCATAGCGGCAGGTGCGTTTTCTGCAACACTATTAAACTCATCACCACGAAATACACCACTTGCTAACGCCTGCGAAAATTGAAGAATCGCTGCTTCGGCTTGTTGAGTACCCGCGCCTGATAACGCCAACGTCTTTCCAAATGTTTCTGTTACGCGGGTTACGTCTGCTACTGATAACCCCAAAGCGTCTGCATTTTGTGAGATTTTGAAGTATAGGTCTCCTGTTGCGCCTAGCTCCTGCCGTGAGTTTCTTGCTATATCAACAACATTTTGAGTGGCTTGTGCAAGTGATACCGTCGAGTCGGTGACAAGTTTCAATCTGTTTTGTAGGTTTGTATAAGCGTCTGCATATTCAATGATTTTACTAGCAGAAAACGCAACAGCTAGCATTGAAGCCATTCGGCCAAGGGCTGACTCTGTGCGATTACCGACTTGTTGCAAGCGGCCTAATGCGCGCTCGCCGTCTCTTAACCTGCGAGTGTCAACCCCTAGCCCAATCATCAAAAGGTCTGTAACTGCCATTTTTTACCTCACTTTAGCGATTGAGCGTAGCGCGTTTTTAATGTTCATTGATACTGCTTTTCGTCTATCTTCTGTCATTGTCGGCTGACATGGCATAGGACAATCATTGGTTGTTGCTTCATTGCTGATTTCAGCATAACACGCTGATAATAGCATAATTGTACTAGCTTCCCATGAATCTAAATCATAGCCAACAAAATCAGACCATGCCTTTAATTCAGACCACGACAAACGCCTTGCAACGCCCTCATTGTAAGAGATTGTACCCGCTTCGTGTAATAATTCGACAAGATAAAGCCCGTGTTTTACATCGGGCATAAAAGGGATGGATTGCGGATTATTAGACTTGAATTTAGACAAGCGCGAAACAGTGTTATGCTCTTTCGCGCCCTTAGTTTGAGGGCAACTATTCCACCACGCTTGTTGGCGAGCGTAGAGTTTTAGCCGCTCTACGCACTCATAAAAAAATTAGCACGGTCGCCAATAGCATTATCAATCTGCTCACGAATCCAGTTATATTTCGTGTAAATATAGACGGCGTTGGCTGTAGAAAATGGCAATTCTTTGCCGCCTTCGGTAATACCAGTCCAGCCAACAGTACACTTTGCTAAAAGCTCAATAGCTTCTTTGTCATTAGTGCTAAAGTCAATTTCGGCAGACTTTCGCGACATTTGAGCTTTGGCGCGTTCTTTAATTGCGTTCTTAAACGTAGCAGAATCGTGGCCGCTGACACTGATAGTCATGCCTTCTAATTCGTTTTTACTAACAGGGTGCTTTAGCGTAATTGCTGCATTATCGGACGGTAAAAGGTTTAATAAATCCATGATAATCTCTTAATTAGCTGTGATGTTCATATAGTCGAAAGCGCACGCAACATCCATATTATTTGTGTCGGATGTCACCTGCAATTTAACCATTGTTTTTTCTGTTAAAACTAAAGGGTTTTTATACATACGCTCAACAAAACTATTACCTGTTAGGTTAATCATAATAGTTTGTCGCTTAGTCCATGCACCGCCAAATGTGCGCGTCATTAACTGAAAAACTGCCGTCCCTGCACCGCCGCCATTTATCCGTGCGCTTGCATTAAATCCAAAAAAATACATCGTTTTACCAAGTGGCACTTGATACACGCCTAATTGTGCTTGACCTTCACCTGCGCTAATTTGTGCTGATATTGTCGCATCAGTTACGGCTGTCGCTGTGATATTACCAACGTTTGTTGCAGAAGTGCCGACTGTTGTACACAACATACGATTGATGAAAATGTAACTATTCACCGTTGCTACTGGTGTTACGCCGTTAAGTGTAACTGTTTCGGATATCGGCATAATTAGCATCTAAACCGTTAATTGAAATAGTTCTTGCGCCTACGCCTGCGCTTGCATCGCTTGCGCTTGACGAAACGATATTGTGAACGCGAGCAACTGTTGGAGGGACATACAGGCCACCTTGACTGATAACGTCTTCTGTACCAATATCAACATCAGTATTACGACCAGCCTTGTTGCCAACAGTGCGGTCATTGATTAATCCAGCCGATAGCGTAAGCCCTGCGTCAATGGCTATCATTACTTCAGTATATCTAGCAGAGCCATCTGATAATTTTTCTTGTATCGCGTATCTTGCGCTTTTATCAATTTTTGACGATGTTCTAGCGACCATAATAACCTCTCATTGTTAGCCCCTAATTAAAGGGGCTTGGTGTCGATTAAGGTAAGGCGACTTGAATAATATCGGTATTAATTTCTAAGTTAATAGAACCCGACAAAATTTGGTCAACACTACCCGCATTAGTTTTAAATGACATAACCAACGCGCTAAAATAATCCTTCGACCCGTCTTGATATGTGATGCGGATAGCCTTGTTTGCATCGGATGCAACGGCTGTCTGTACGATAACTTGCCCAGCATCGTCGCGGTCAATTGCTAACTGTAAAGCCATCGTACCGTCATTATACGATCCCTTGCGCTTAATCGTGCGGCGTGATGCCACTGGATTATGTGTAACTGTTGCGTATTCTCGGCCAAACTCGCCTAAATCCGTAACTTCGCCAATTAAAGCCCATGTTAGAGCGGCATAACCTGCCGCGTCGTCTGTTGCTGGCAATACTGCACTAATTGCAATCGTTGCCCCTGCGGTTGTTTGTACTAAAGCTGCTGTCATTTTGGATTACCCCGTAATCTGTTGATAAGTGATAGAGACAGGCAAATGATACCACCCGTCAACAGAAAAACCACTGTTGACGCTACCTTGCTTGTCTATGCGTACATTGTTTGATAATAGCGTATTTCGTGCAAATGCGCTTAAAATTAAATCAGCAATCTGAGCTGCTCTAATTGTGCCTGTGCCGTCTTTAACATAAACGGAACATTGCAAAATACCCGTTGTTTGATTAGTGGTAGCAATGCCGATAGGTTGTGTACCCACAGGCAAAACATTGACGCGAATATGTTCACCCGTTGGTGGGTTTGGTTTGTTTTTGTGCGTGCTGTTTGGATAGTAAATCGTTGGCAATGTCGCTTTGATTGCTTCGAGTTTGTCGAATAACGCTAACTCAATTTGCGCTTGACTCATTGCACGCTCCTTACCGCACGCTCTAACTCTGCCAAAGCCATTTTAGCACTAACTCTCACCATACCTTGTGGGGCTTGTGCGCTGTGACCATATTCAAGTTTTTTGGCGTAAGGTATTTTATTGGTGAGATAAAACACATGGCCGTTTGCGTTTTTAGCGAATGGTATCACATGGTCAATTGACCCTGCGCGATTCATTGGCTTTACTGCGCCAGTGTAGGGTTGGTCTAGTGTTGCCTGCCAGTTCGCACGAAACAACCCCGTATCAACTGGACTCATCATATCAACACGACGACTGATATTGATGCAAAAAGATGCCACCGCTTTAGCTTCGGTAATTGCTAACTTTCGCGCCAACTTTGCTATATCGTCATTGAATGACATCACACGCGCCCTTGTACAATATATAAAATACTGGTATCGGCAGGTTTAATTTCTTTTAACGCAACAATACTATATTGCTGTCCGTTTGTTTCAATTCGTTGTTTAGCGGTCAAGGTAAAAGCACTCGACACTAAAAACTTCATATCATTGGCTTCTAATACAAAATCATTATTGTCATTCTTGCTAAATTGGCTTTGTACTAACCTTATCGTTTCGCTTGTCTGCGTGATTGTTGGCTGATAATCAGTGCCTGTATTTGTTTCGCTGATTAGTAGCGCATCTTTACCGTTTTCGCGCACTAATCGCTCGGCAGTTGCAGCTAATCCAACATAATTAATACTCATTACAATACTCTCATAACGGCAGTATTTGACGCGATGTAATCAGCTAATGCGGCATTAATAGAGCGCGCTATCGGTGCATTAGAAGCGTTTGGTTGGTATTCAACTTCCAACACATCTACTTTTTCACGTTTAACCGCACGTTCTACAGTTGCTAAAGGATCAAAACCATTGGCAATTGATAAAGCGATAACGTGTTGCGCTTTAATAATTCCGATAGGCACAGTAGCACTATCCAACAATACATAATCGACATAAACGCCATTACGCGGCCAATCGTTAGCTTGTGTGTAATCTGTTTTTTGACCTTTCCAACATTGCGCCTCCATAAAATCAAAGGCTTTGGTGAGATAAATCGAAGCATTAGGAGTCGTGACAGTTACGCCACGCGCTAAAGCAAAGGCAATAAAGTCATTATCTGTTGTATAGCCGATTGTTACAGTCATTATTCACCTCAAAACAAGGGGCGATTAAGCCCCTTGTTTAGATTCACATTAGCCCAATAATTGTGCTGTGTGTTCAGGTTTGATGTTTTTAACACCCCATGCCAACGCAATTTCATAACGGATTTTGCGGTAGCCAGGGTA